AAAATCTCCTGTGGTTAATATTCTAACATCATCTGTACCGCTTGGAATACCAATCATATCAGTAAGTAAACTTCCGCTACTTCTTCTTGCTCTATAAAACTGACCATTTGGAATTTCAAACCCACCTGTTGCCGTTACACTACTTGAGAATGTAGCTGCTCCTGTAGAGGCTATTGTTAAACGGGTAGTGTTATTAGTTCCAAATTCTATTGCACCATTTAATGAATTCCAAACAGATAAATTAGTTCCACCGTGATATAAATATCCTGCTGCTGCACCATTAATTGTTAAACCAAGAATTGATGTTGTTCCGTTTACCTCAATAACTCCACGACCTGTTGTTGCGTGAACAGAAGATGTATTTCCAACTAATAAATTACCTGAAGCGTTTAACGTCATAGCTTGGGTAAAGGATATAGCGTTACCTGCCGTTCCGGGAGGTGCAATATACCAAGCAAAATTGCCACCAGTATGAGCGTTAAAGTAAAACATTGATGCACCTGAAGAATTAATATATCTTGCTACATCAGATGTATCATAGTATACGTTATTACCTAAGAAACTTGCATAAGGATAATAGTTCGTGCCTGCAGATAAAACTACACTATTACCAATTTGAACAGATTGTCTAAAATTTGTCCACGCTTGAGTAGTAGTGAATATCCCTACATTTGAACCATTATCAAAGATTTGACTATTACCAATAGTGCTTGCTGAAGTAAACTTAACAACATAGTTTGTTGTTCCAGATACAGATACAGACGTACCGCTTGAACCACTGGTTCCTGAAGTAGCAGATGTTCCACTTGTTCCTGTTGTACCTGATGAACCACTTGTAGCACTGGTTCCTGATGTTCCAGAGCTTCCACTAGTACCTGATGAACCAGTTGTACCAGATGTTCCTGTAGTTCCTGAACTACCGCTAGTAGCACTTGTGCCAGAAGTGCCAGAACTACCAGAAGTGCCTGTGGTACCAGACGTACCGTTTATACCACTTGTTCCAGCTGTTCCAGAGGAACCACTAGATCCCGAACTACCAGAAGTACCAGAGGTGCCTCCTGTTCCATTAGTTCCACTGCTTCCACTAGATCCACTACTGCCACTAGTGCCATCAATGCCACTAGTTCCGCTTGAACCACTTGTTGCACTTGTACCAGAGCTTCCACTCGTACCATCAATTCCTGATGTACCAGAAGTACCATCTACACCTGTTGTTCCAGATGTTCCTGAGCTACCACTGGTTCCTGTAGTTCCAGATGAGCCAGATGATCCACTTGTAGCGCTAGTGCCACTCGTGCCTGATGTTCCACTGGTGCCCGTAGTTCCTGATGTACCGTGTGATCCATCTCCTCCCGTAGCACCGTCAAGATTCACTTCCCAAGATGAATAGGTGCCTGTACCAGTTTGTCCTGTTACCTGGAAGCTTAAACTACCTGTGCCAGGGTTGTAAGCTGTAATGATTGCCTCGTTATGTTTAAAGGCATCTAGGGAATATGTTATAATAATAGACTGTCCTAGGGAATAAGACAATCCTGTACCTACAGTGATTGTACCTGTTCCACCAGGAGCTTGTAATGTATAAGTTGAAGAAGAAGTTGTAGCATATCTATCACCACTAAGTCCAGATGTACCAGACGTAGCAGATGTTCCTGAGGTGCCACTACTTCCACTGGTGCCAGTTGTACCAGAAGTTCCACTCGTAGAAGATGTACCACTGCTACCACTGCTACCACTAGTGCCTGTACTACCACTCGTACCACTAGATCCAGAATTACCATCTACACCACTTGTGCCTGATGTACCTCCTGTACCACTTGTACCAGCTGTACCAGATGTTCCAGTTGTTCCACTTGAACCACTCGTACCAGATGTACCTTCAATACCAGAAGTACCAGAAGTACCTGTCGTACCACTGCTTCCACTTGTTGCACTCGTTCCACTCGTTCCACTGCTTCCGCTGCTTCCAGAGCTACCAGATGTACCATTTATTCCACTTGTACCAGTTGTACCACTGCTACCAGAAGTAGCAGATGTACCAGATGTCCCACTGGTCCCTGAGGTACCTGTACTACCACTAGTACCGCTTGTGCCTGTTGTACCACTACTGCCGCTTGTTGCACTTGTACCTGATGTGCCAGAAGTAGCAGACGTACCACTACTTCCAGATGATCCTCCTGTACCAGTAGTTCCAGAGCTCCCTGAAGAACCTGAGCTACCGCTAGTCCCCCTGGTTCCTGAACTACCAGACGTACCAGTAGTTCCAGAAGTACCTGACGTACTACTAGAACCACTAGACCCGCTGCTTCCAGACGAGCCTGATGTTCCATTTATACCAGATGTACCACTGGAACCAGTTGTTCCACTAGTACCACTAGTACCAGAACTACCTCCTAGTTTACAAACTCTCTCGTCTATCTTTTGTAGAGCTACAGTGAGCGAGTCACACGTATGTACAGCTGTACATGGGAGATTAGGTCCATCATACTTTACTTCGTTAGAACTAGTTAGTTCAGGGTTACAAGGATCACAGTTTTGTTTAGACATCTATTCTTTACATTAAGGAATGTACATAATGTAGTAACATCCCAGACCAGGCTGGTAGTTATTATGGGCTAATCCGCCTCCTGTAGAACCAACACTAACTGCTACAGAAACTCCTGTAACTGCTGTGTTCGTGCTAGTAGACGAGCTCTTTGTACCATTCATATCCATAAGATCACCATATGCACCAGGCTCATTCTGATCAGCTTCTCCATGGGCATATGAAATTGTATGCAAGTGTCCAGGATCAGTTACAGTTGCTGTAGCTGTGTGAGAGTGAGCAGGAATCTGTGTAGGTGAAAGAGTTACCGTGTTAGAACCAGCAGTTCCTAATAAGGCATAAGCAGGATTACCAGCTACACCAGGATCCACTGCAGGATTGAAAGCTCCTCCACCCATACCTGTTGTAGCACCAACTGGTACACGTCCTCTTTTATCAGGAGTGCCATTGTTACCATTACAGAGATAGATTTTCTCCCAATCAGTTCCAGCAATACCAGCACCTGTACCATCAAACTTACCTGTGAGACTACCGTAGTATTCTACAACAGCAAAAGGAACCATACGGTTGAAAAACTTAGTACTAGTTCCAGCGCTAGCTATATAGGCTGCAATCAGAGAGTTAAGATCAGAAAGCTTAACATAGTTTGTACTTACGTTAAGAGCAAGAGCATTTAGAGTAACCTCTACAGCACAAAGCTTTGTAATAACAGCTTGCAGAATCGCATGTGTTCCAGAGGTTGATGTTACACCAGTAAGACAACCTATTGTATAAGGTCCTTCTAATGTATTAAACTTTCCTTCTAAAGTGGTTAGTCTGGTATCAAGCTCACAAACAGCTTTGATAATCGCAGTAACAACATTTGGAAGATCAAGACCTTCACACGATACAAGATTCTTATTTACAATCTGACAAATGACTTGAGGATTGATAGTTAACACTATACCATTTCCATCAAGAGTGGATGTGAGAAATGTAATCAATGCTTGTTCAACATACGAAAGAGAGTCTCCTGTTTGGATTCCCAAAACAGGAACATCTACACCTGTATATCTTACACATTGATCAGATGTTGTTTCTACACAACCATTATAGCAATTTGAACAAATGTTAGACATTTATTTATATTTTAAAAGTTTTACTCTACTCGCAATCATATTCACTGTGAATGGAGCAGCATAATCGGGGTTACAATACTTGTATGCAAGTATTCTTCTGTAGTTTATGAGGTCCAGCATCACCCCTCCAGGCACAGGCTGGTTCAACATAAACACAACATTATTATACAAATTGTTTGCAAGAGAAGCTAGTTTACAATCTATATCAGCAATTAATACTGGTATACTAGCGCACTCTGGACAATTTGTGAGCCTGGGTGATAACATTTCCTATAAGTTTTCTTCCTTGTTTTACAGCACCATTACATGCTGCACAAAGACCGTTAATCAATTGACATCCACATCCAACCTTAGCTCCACATTTTTTACACATAGCCATATTAGTAGAAATTTATTACGTAGTTGGTTCCAGAGCATCCACAATTGTTCTTTATAAAATTGTTCAGCATCATGTCTGCCTGGGTGTATAATCTTGTTGCTTCAATCTCAGCACAATTGTTAGCAGCGGCAATAGACCCCTGCATGAAGAAGTATATAGAGTTTAAGTCCACCTTTGCTTGTGTCTTAATAGCTCTATCACATTCCATCATATCAAGCTTCATAAACGCGCCATCAAACTTCTCCTGTAACTGTTCAACACGCACAATTGACTTCTCTACGAAGTTCAAGTATGCAGGAGCTACAGAGTATTTTAAACGATAAACCCCATCAGGTAGAGGTTGATCTATACCTGGTGGGGTTATACCTAAGTTTGATGTTGTAAATATGTTAAAGTCGTTAACGCTGAATGGTTTAATAAATGTTCCAAATCCAGGAACAGTAATTTCAATTGTAGCACCAGAAACAACAGGTGGATTAGTTGGATATACAGATGCATCAGCAACTCCAAGTGTTTCTACATTGTACGTAGGAATTACTAATATGTCTAGTTTTAAATCTGCCATGTTGCTTTAAATAAATAAGCCAGAGGATTGAGTAGTATCCTCTCACCTCTGGCTTAGGTTATATAATCTATGTTACTTGCCTACTATTACGGAATCAAGGTTGATGTTGTAGTAGTAGAAGGCCATACAGTGGTTGTAGTAGAAGTGGTCGTTACACACGCACCATTCTGAGCAACAACTGCACCAAGACCTGCCACAAGAACTGCTTCTACAGCGGTTTCCATAGCGCTATCCTTTTGAAGAGCAATGATTACAGTGCTGTCTTCATAGATATAATCGCCCCACTGATAAGCAGACTTGTCGAACTCATTAAACTTGATGTAGTAAGTGGTATATGTAGTACCATCACTCACCCAGCTTTCAAAGTTCTCATTGTAACCGTTCATCCTGTAGAGATGCTTCAAGTAACCAGCTTGGTAGCTGTAGAAGTTTTTCTCTAATTGTGCAATCTCTGCAGAAGTACCAGAAGCGTAAGAAGAACGCTGTACTACAACAGGATCAGCAACAGTGTTACAAGGATCAGCTACAATGAAGTCAGCTGTGGTTGCAGGTCCGCTAAATACGAATGTACGGAACCACATTCTGTCATACTCGAAAGGAAATGCTGCCACATCACAAGGCTGACCATATTTGGTAAGAGGCTTACCAGTGATACGCAAGAATGCGTTTTGGTCGTTACCAATTCTCTGGAACTGATAGAAGTCAGAGAAAGTGATGTTGTCAGGGTTGTTACCAGGAGCTTGAAGATTGAAGTGATAAATCACATCATCGATCAAAGCAGGTACATTAACGCTAGTACAAGGATCACCACCGCAATCACAACAAGGTGCGTTTACAGTTACTGAACGAGTAAAACCGTTGAAGTACAATGTGTCAAGGTAGCTAGAGTGAGCACGAAGTGTTACAGTGATAATGTCACCACACTGTGCGTTCCAGTTAACAACGTCTGTAATTTGAGTGAGAGGAGTAGGACAACCGTCCACTTTGTACCACTCAGTTACATTGCTGTTACAACCAGATCCTGAAGGACAGCCTTTAATTTTATCTGAACGCTTAGAGCCTTGCAGATAAGTGTTTGTACGGCCCTGCGCAATGTAAAAATAGGGAGACGCTGCAATGTTTGCAGCTGTAGCTAGAGTGTAGTCGGATTTAAAAATACCAA